CGGTGTCGATTTGGAGAAAATTTATGAATTTTGGTCAAATTTCTGGCCATTTGCCCGGTTTTGCCCACTTTTAAAAACCCGGATTTGACCAGTAAAAACCCAGTATTTATGCGGGTTTGCGGGCTTTCTGCCCACTTTCCCACTTTTAATACAAAACTATTATGATAGAAAGTTTAAATATATATAGTAATTAGCGAATAAAAGCGGGTTTTTTGACCAGAAGCAAGAAAGAGGTGATATTATGGACAACAACGAGCAGACGGTTGAAGCGTGGTTGTGCGAACGATTCAAATACCATTTGCAGATAAATCATAAGCCGTCGAAAGTGGAAATCGCAAAGATGAAGAATGACATACCGATGTCGCGAGGGTTTGTGTGGATTGATAATCCGCCTATAAGGTTTTCAGATGGTGTAATATGTAATCCATTTTGTCCTGGATTTTATTCTGGATACCCATATCCAGTGTCGAGCGGTTATCCGTGGTATGGCGGAATAATATATAATTGGTGAAAGGAGCGGAATAGTGAATGTAAAACATAAAGTTACATGGAAAGATATTTTCAACAATTTCAAAGCGGTGTATCCCAGATTATCGAAAAATGCTCAGGATTATCGTCCGTATAATTATATGAGCATCGTGGTATACTTGGCGGATGGCACGAAGATGATCTACGATGACATGGCTAAAAGAGCAAAAATGATTGCTGCATAGAGCTACACACCGTAACAATCTGCTTTCCATTTAGGTTGCTTCATGCTATACTATAAGAGCCACACAATCTAATATTTGAAATCGCGTTCGAGGGAATAACTTTGGTAAAAAGTGTATTCTCTTTTACTCGTACCCTTGAACGGCGAAGAGATTGTGTGGCAACAATGGGAGATGCACTTTTTCGGTGCGTCTCTGAAAATTGGGGCGCACTTTTTATTTGCCCTAAATTCATGCATGAGTATGGAAGGGGTAATTATATGGGAGCTAAATCAAACAAAAATATTTCAGGAGTTATAGGAGCAATCGGAGCAGTTGGTGGATTGATCACGGCTATTACGCCCTTAGTTGAAAAAGCCATAGACAATGCTCAAAACAATTCGGTGGAAAAGAAAGATGCTAAAGTTGATATTCCTGAATTGTATCGAAAAGGTTTTCCAATAGATCTGGAACAAGCAGAAGAGTTATTGACGGAACGAGGATTAAAAGTTTCTAAAAGCAAGATTAGGATGAGCGAGGCTGATCCTAAATACCGCCATTGTGAAGATACCCAGGTTATAGATTCGAATCCAAAGCAGGGTGTTAGGGTAAAAGTTGGAACAACTGTTTGTTTGAGATACATAACTGCGGAAGTTATTGAAGAAAGTCAAAAGATATTTGATGACAGTATTCGTATTAAGCAAGAAGCTAAGGAACAAAAAGCCATAGAAAAACAGGAAAAGAAGGAACGCTTGAAAGAGGGCGTTTCAGAAACCGTAAATTCTGCTAAGAGTGAAATTGGAAAGATATTTAAGAAAGAACGAAAGAATGCAGAAATTGAGAAAGGAGAAGAAACAGATGAGTAAAGGCGGAAAGAAAAAACGTAGTACAGCCGGTTTGATTCTTGATGTCATTTTGACATTATGCACAGGGGGACTGTGGCTGATTTGGATATTGATCCGATATTTGAGAAACAACAGCTGATAACTACATATTTTGACAGAGATGCTTAATCGTGTCTCTGTCTTTTTTTTTATGCTCTTTTTTGCACGCGAAAAAAACATTCCCTTTTATGAAGAGAGAGGATAAATAGGCATTTTATTAAATGTCGCATTCTCTTTTGCATTTTATAAAAATTAAAGGGAGGTTCTATTTATGTTGGAAAATAAGTTCCAGGCAAATCTGATTAAAGAACTGAAAGCAAGATTTCCAGGTTGTATTGTTATGAAAAACGACCCGACTTATATTCAGGGAATTCCAGATTTACTTGTTCTTCATAAAGATAAATGGGCTTCCTTAGAATGTAAAAAAAGTGCGAATGCAAAGAAGCAGCCGAATCAAGAATATTACGTGGATCGTATGAATCAGATGTCATTTTCAAGATTCATATGTCCGGAAAATAAAGAGGAGGTACTAGATGAACTTCAACAATCATTCGAACCTTGAAGGACAACACGCCTTTCTGGGTGCCAGTAAATATCATTGGATAAATTATGGCGAGGATAAGGTTGCAGAAGCATATAGAAATTTTCTCGCCACTCAAAAGGGAACCATGCTTCATGCGTTTGCAGCACAATGTATAACACTTGGACAGAAACTTCCGAAATCTCAGAAAACATTAAACATGTATGTGAACGATGCAATCGGTTTTAAAATGACACCGGAACAGATTCTGTATTATTCAGATAATTGTTTTGGAACAGCCGATGCAATTTTGTTTCGGAATAACTTTTTGAGAATTCACGATTTAAAGACCGGAAAAATTCCGGCACACATGGAGCAGCTTGAAATTTACGCGGCTCTTTTTTGTTTGGAGTATAGAGTTAAGCCTGGAGATATCGAAATGGAATTGAGGATTTATCAAAATAATGAAATTCTCTACCACAATCCAATGGCAGAAGACATCGCTCCGATTATGGATAGAATTATTACTTTTGATAAAGTAATCAAAAAAATCAAAGAACAGGAGGGGTAATCGATGAATACTATTGTGGAAGATATTTTAATGCATTATGGTATGCCACGACGTTCTGGACGTTACCCTTATGGTTCTGGTGAAAATCCATATCAGCATAGCGGTGACTTTCTGAGCAGAGTTCAGGAATTAAAAAAATCCGGAATGAGCGAGACAGATATCGCTAAAAATATGGGCTTGACAACAACTCAGCTCCGAACTCAGATGAGCCTTGCTAAAGATGAACGAAGAGCACTTCAGGTTGCAACTGCAAAGGGCCTTCGCGAAAAAGGTTATAGTTTAAATGAAATAGCAGCGAAGATGGGATTCTCAAATGATTCTTCTGTTCGTTCATTGCTTAATGAGTCTTCTGAAACAAGGATGAATCAGGCGAAAACAACAGCTGACATTTTGAGAAAGCTGATCGAAGAAAAAGGAATGATCGATGTTGGCACCGGTGTTGAGCGTGAATTAGGCGTTTCAAAAGAGAAACTTAACCAGGCTCTCTATATGCTTGAGTTGGAAGGATATCCAATTTATGGTGGAGGTGTTCCACAGGTTACGAATCCTGGTAAGCAGACCAACATCAAAGTTATATGTCCACCTGGAACAGAGCATAAAGATATCTACGATTTCGAGAATGTGCATTCCGTAAAAGATTACATTTCGTATGATAACGGCGAATCATTCAGAAAAGCGTTCGAATATCCGGCTAGCATGGACTCAAAACGTCTTCAAATCAGATATGCTGATCAAGGAGGTGTTGATAAGGATGGTGTCATTGAACTTCGAAGAGGTGTCAAAGATTTGTCTTTGGGCGATTCTCATTATGCTCAGGTTAGAATTATGGTCGATGGCACGCACTATCTTAAAGGTATGGCGGTTTACTCCGATAACATGCCGGATGGTGTGGATGTGATTTTCAACACCAATAAGAAATCTGGCACACCAACCAAAGACGTTCTTAAGAAAATCAAAGATGATCCAGATAATCCATTTGGCTCTCTGATTAAGGAACATGGTGGACAAAGTTACTATGACGATCCTAAAGGAAAATACACAGATCCGGTAACTGGAAAGAAGCAGTCTCTTTCTTTGATCAATAAGAGAGCTGAAGAAGGAGATTGGGGCGAGTGGAGTAAAACACTTCCTTCCCAGTTCCTTTCCAAACAAAGTCTAACACTTATTAAAAAACAGCTCGGTTTGGCAAAAGCTGATAAACAGTCCGAATATGATGAAATTTGTTCATTAACTAATCCAACTGTTAAGAAAGCGTTGTTAAAATCTTTTGCTGATGATTGCGATGCAGCAGCTGTGCATTTACAGGCAGCAGCGTTACCTCGGCAGAGATATCAGGTAATTCTTCCGTTGACAACGATTAAGGACAACGAAGTATATGCTCCTAACTATAAAGATGGAGAAACTGTTGCCCTCATTCGTTATCCTCAT